GTAATTAAAGATGATTCAAATGTGAAGTAAGTCTGCGAAGTGTTATTTGGTTTGAAGAAGATATGTTTTCCTTCATTATTAAAAAAGACAAAAGCGTGTATATCACAATGATAATGCTTATATACACTAGATAGTGTCCTTGAATTTTCAGTTGCAAAAACATATTTACCTTGTTTTGTTTCTCTCCGAGTTTTAACTTGAATAGTATATTTAGCAGAACCTAATTCAACCATTAGGTCTGCTGGATGTTTTTCTTGGGTTCTATAACACCAATCACAATGCTCTAGTAAAAAGGTTTGTACTAACGACTCACCTACAGCACCAAGCCTAGAATTAGCCTGATGATCTTCTATCGTTTTCTTTGCCATCTTGGCTACATAAAGCTAATTGCCTAGAATTATACAATGCTCTGTTTGGAGTTTGTACAGAATATTTTGATCTAAGCACTTCTTCCGATGCTTCTAACCATTTTCCAAGTTCCATCAGCTTTCTAGTTTCTCTAAATGACATAAAGCCAGTTATACCCATTTGGAATGTCATATCAATACATACCATTCTTGCTTTTTCAGGAAAAGTACGCCAAACACCCCAATTCTTAGTTAATTCTTCTTGAACTGATTTAATATCATTATTAAGTAAAAATAATGCTTCTTCTTCTGTAATACCTTTATCTTCTATATTTCTACCGATTCCCAAAGTAAGTTTGTTTTCTGAACAATGATAAGGGTGCAATCTTAATCCTTCATGTCTACGTAACATATCAATAATCTTATCTAACATTATTGAGTATTTGCCACCCATCATTTTATTTATTATTTTTTAAAGGATTAAAAATAAAGAAAGCAGATAATAAACAAGCTATAGAACCAATGATAAATGCTTGTAAAATATTGCTATGTACTAAATTTAAAAACAAATCAACACAAAATATAACTAAACCTATAATTACAGAGTGTGCATATTTTTGTTTTAAAAAAGTTTGAAACCAATGATATTTACTTAAATTTAATTTATTAATGATTTTTGATATTTTCATAATTTTTACCTTTTATTTAATTTTTGCCTACGCCTTTAATTCGTTCAAAAGACCTCATACTACCAAGCCCAAGCATACCCATTAAAACGGGCAACATAACCGATGTATCTGCTTGTGGTATGTCAATTCCAAATGGTGCAGCTAATGGACTTATAAGAAAATTAATTGCAAAACCAGCAACACATACCCAAGCTGTAGCTGGTCGCCAAGATGATTGAAACCAATTACCTTTAGCTTCTTCTTTATTAACTTCTATTTGTGCCTTTGCAATTTCGTGTATATGTCTCTCTGACATAGTAGCGATTTCATGTGCAATTTGTTGTTTTTGATCAGCGTCAGGTATAAATTTATCTAATAATTTAGTAACTGGTTGTATTAATTTATCTATCACAATTTTATTAATAAAGTTATTATGCCACTTAATAAGATTAATATTACAGCACCTAAACCACCTTTAATTGTCCAATCAATTTTGTCTAATTTAGTATCAGTATTACTATCTAATTCTCTAACTGAATTTTCTAATTTTCTAAGTCTATTCCAGTTTTGAGTCCATCGTTCACTACATTGGATTTCATGTTTCTCTAAAGAAACACTTACATCCGATGCAGTAACTCTAGGCATTATTCTTCCTTATCTTCTTCTACAACTTCAGGATTAATGCTTCTTTCAAAAGACTGTATAACTATATTCTTATAATCATTAGTCATTACATAATCATCGTGTGCAGCTTGTAGTGTTGCAAGTTTTCTACCAATAACATTAAGCCTAGATGCTAAAGCCATTTGATCTTCAGATAGATCAGATTGTCTGTACTCTACATCGTTAAAAGTTATTATTACTGGTTCTTGGTTTTCCATATTTTCATTATCACTCATATATACTCTCCTTATAAGTTTATTAAAATTAAATTATATATTAATTTTCTAAAGTTTTTGTAATAGATGTTGGATTTTTTTGATCTTCTATTTGCTGATCTAAACCATCTTCTATGCGTGATACTTCTTCTTCACCCATAACATCTTTAACCCAACCTTCTACCATTTCAGAAGTTACTTCATCAAAAGGTTTAAAGTCTTGTATATCTTCAGTATTTAAAGATTGTGTTCCATAAGTATATGCAGAAAATTCTCCATCTTCTTTTTCTACTCGCCAATGCACATTATAAATAACTTGTTCATGTCCATTATGCTCTTGTGTGTAAACGTCTATAGTTTTACAGTTCCAATTTGCCATATTTATTCTCCTTTAAGTAAGTTAATTTCAGATTGTAAGGCTTCAATCTGTTCTTGTTGTTCTTTCATTCCTTTTACAAGATGTACTACAAGTTTGCTGTAATCCATTTGATACATTTCTTCTTCTGAGCCTGATACAGCATTTGGAACTATGTCCATAACTTCTTGAGCTATCAAACCTTCGTCAGCTTTACCACCTGCTTTCCAGTTATAAGCTACTGGGTTAAGTTTATTAATAACCTCTAAACCCCTAGCTTCGCCAGTAACATCTTTTAATCTTGCATCTGAAGATGTGTTGTAAGCTGTTGCTGAACTTGTTACTGAAATAGAACCAACACTTGATGCTGCTTTATAAAAAGCTAAAACATTTCCATCAGTACCATTTCTGTTAATGTCTGCAACTGTTCCTGAAGTTCTGCTTGTTGAAAAACCATTATTTCTAGCAATAAAGCCATCTACTGAAAAAGTTGTACTTGTTTTACCCACCAACAAGTTACCTGAAGTATCAATACGCATTCTTTCTGAGCCACTTGTTTCAAAAGCAAGAGGAACATAAGAGCCACTTGATTGATATGTAGCTGCTATATTGGCAAGAGAATCACTGCAACCCATAAGAATATGTGTATCAGTAGAACCTGTAGATTTAGCTGCTAACTCTCCTTTTACACACAATTCTCTGTTGTGGGTATCAGTTGTACCAATTCCAACTTGCCCTGAAGAATTAATGTTTAAAGCTGCATTTGTAAAAGTAGTGTTTCCTGCTGCTGTAGAAGGTGTTATTGAAAATACACTTGCTGCGTGAGTAGCTACACCAATTTGAAAATTAGTGTGTCCTGAAGCTAAAACATATTGCGTTTTTAATCCATTACCACCCTCACCACCAATTTTTAAAGCTACGCCACCACCATTACCTGAATTTACAAAAGTGTTACCAGCACAATCTAAAGGAACTGATGGGCTGCTCACTCCAATTCCAACATTACCTGAACTATCAATTCTCATTCTTTCATTATTGCCATTAGTACCAAATATAAGAGCATCAGAAGTTGCTGTATGCATAATAAATTCATTAGATGTAGCGTTTCTGAAAGTAAGACCTCCTGAATTTGCTCCACTAAATCTTGCTATATCATTTGCAGCACTTGAACCATCTACATCTAAAATCATGCCCGGACTTGCAGTTCCCACCCCAAGATTTCCTGAAGAATCCAGTCGCATTCTTTCAGTGTTAGTATCATTTAAAGCAGTATAAAACTGAATATTACTATCTGCATTAGCAGCAGAACCATAATTAGAATCTCTACCAAATCTTATTTCTCCACCATTTCTAATAGAATTTAATCTTGACCTTATTGCAGTATATGGCGTGGTAGATGAACCACCATCGCCAACATTTGTTAATAATAGCTCAACACTTCCTGATGCTTCTGTACCCTGTATTTCTAATAATTCAGCAGCACTACTAACACCAATTCCTACACGACCATTAGTCAAATCAATATTTAAGTTATTAGCATTTACACCAGCATTACCACCAATAGAACCTATTTGTGAACCTGTAGCTAAATAAAATGAATCTGCTGTATCGTTAATTTGAATATAAGCAGTTGCATCTGTTGATTCAAACCTACCGACATTATCAGAAGATGTTGATGTGTGAAGAATAACTGATGGACTACTGGTTCCAATTCCAACTAAGCCACCACTATCAATACGCATTCTTTCTGTACCTGAAGCAGATGTAAAAAAGCCTAATGCATCACTATTAGAAAATATACCTGAAGCACCACCACTATTATTTAATTGTAAATATCCTGTAGCTGCTGTAGTAATCAGTTTGGTAGATACAGCAGAAGAACCTGAATTTACAGTTAAAGTATTTGATGGGCTGTCAGTACCAATTCCTACATTTCCTGAAGAATCAATTCTCATTCTTTCTGAACCATTAGTATCAAAAAGCATGGCTTGTGAACCCAAAGCAGCTATACCAAATCCTGATGAACCTTGTTGTATTTGACCTGATAAACTAGCAGTAGATTGTGTAAATTTTAATCTTGCACCTGCTGTAGCACCTCCTGTTAGTAGCAATCTTTCTCCACCTGATGTTCCACCAATTCCAACATTACCTGAACTATCAATTCTCATTCTTTCTGTGTTAGAACCACCTGTAGCTTGTGTAAAGAATTGCATATCAGCAGCATCGTTATTGCCACCTACCCTACTAGCTCTAATCATAGCTACAGAATCACTAGCATTTTCAAATATGATACTTCCTACCGCACCATTTGATGATTTATTTCCATTAATTGTTAAATCAACTCCTGAATCTGAAGCTGAAGTTGCTATTTCTAAACCTGTAAGAGTACCAACACTTGTAATATTTGTTTGTGCTGCTGTAGATAAAGTTCCTGCTAGTGTGCCACCTGT